ACTTATTTTTTGATTTCTTTATTTATTTATATATATTATTTATTTTCTTTAATTTTAGACCAAAAAAAAGAGTAATAATATAATAGAATACCCTAAAACTTAACGAAAATATATTTTTTTAATGATTTTTTTATGCATCGCAGATGTTCAGATGATATAACCATAAATAAATTATTGGGTTAATTAATAATGTGATTTTTATGCATCGTAGATGTTATATGACCACGTTATGACTTCTTTATTTGTTAAAATTACACTAATGGTTCTTGTTTTACATATAATATCATACTTTTTGACCACCTTATGACTTTTTTATGACGGCGCCCATACTATGCACACAACATAAACGCACTTTATTAATATTAATAAATATATATAAAGAAATAATTTTATATACTAATATTATATAATGAACTCTGAAATGAACACTGAAATTGAAAAAATGCAATTTACTGAAACTTTTGAAATGAAAAAAGTATGTTATTTATTAGATACGTATAAATTTGACAAAAAAAACACTGATGATGTATTGTTACGTAAAACACTCAATAAAATATTGTTTAATAATGGCATATTACATACGAGTTTTTCGTCTTCTTCTAAATGTGACCGCATGTTTGCCAAAACGTTATCAATACAACAATTATCAAAAGATAAACATAATTTTTTGTTACCTGATAATGTTATCGATATAGATATTATTAACGCTGGATGTTCAATAATGTATAAAATATGTGTTGACAATGATTTGAAATGTGATATGCTAAAAAAATATGTGAATGATAGAGATAATATTATTAATAAATATTATGATGGTGATAAAGACAAATGCAAAACATTTATTAATGAAAATTTATTTTGGCAGAATGAGCGAAAATATAGCAATATATTTGAGAAAAAAATTCATAAATGTATCATAGATATTCAAAATTTTGTATATGAACATGAGAAATATGATTTCATCACAAAAATTGAAACAGAATGTAACAATCCAAAGGGAAAATTTATGTCATCTGTTATTTATTATGAAGAAAATATTTTATTACAAAATGCCATGTCTAAATATGGTGTTAAAAACGTGTATTGTCCTATGTTTGACGGGTTTAATGCATATAAAAAAGATGATTTTGATGTTTCAACATTAAATGATGGCTATATAAAATGGTGTATCAAACCAACTAAAACAGATATTAATATGCCCTATGATTACAAATTTAATATTAATGATACTAAATGTAAAATGTACAATTTGGAATATGAAACTACAGATGATAATTTTTCACAAATTATTTATAAATTTATGGGTGATGATTTTATTTTTCAAAATAATACATTGTATTGTTATTTTAAGGAGAAATGGTATGTAAATAATACAAACATATCAAAATTAATTATAAAACAATGTATCATCCATGTTTGTGAACACAAATTAAAAACATTGAAAAACGAATTGAAAACCATTGATATATGTGATGAAAACAAAATTATTATTGAACAAATAAAAAACAATATTAAAAATGTGAATAACATGAAAAAAAGTATTTGCAATGATTCTAAGTTAAATGCTGTATTAAATATGTTGAAAAATACATTATCTGGCAGATTAGATAATGTTCAGTTTGATATTTCAAAACCTGATGTTTTTGTATTTGAAAACATAGCTTTTGATTTAAGGACAAAAAAACAAGTCAATATTACTAAATTAGATTATATCACAATGAACAGCGGATATTCCTATGTTAAGCCTTCGCGTGGTGACGTTGATATTATTGATAAATTATTTGATTCTATTTTTCCTGATGTTGAAATGAAACGAACATATATATCGATCTTACGCAGTGCATTGTCTGCACACCGTATAGAGAAGTTTTTCATATGTAATGGCCGAGGCCGAAACGGGAAAGGTGTAATAAACGAGTTAATGATGGCTACATGTGGTAATTACGGATATAAGATGCACGTTTCATTATTAACTGATAAAATAAAATCTGGTGCTAATGAGGAGGCTTCACAGTTAAACCTTAAAAGATTTTTAGTATGTAACGAACCAAACGATAACGAGCAATTGAATGTTGGAAATATAAAAAAATTGACAGGTGATGATGTGTTAAATGCACGCGCGTTATATTCATCAAAAACTGATACTAAACTATGTAGTACATTGATTTTTGAGTGTAATTCGTTAATCAATATTGCGTGTAATAGAATTGACGAGGCATTAGTTGAGCGTTTCGTGTCAGTTTTATTTAAGATGTATTTCACAAATAACGAAGAAGAATTAGAAAATAATATTCGTGCACGCAGAGGTGATCCTTTTTATAAAACCGATGAATTTAAAAATAAATTTAAATGTGCTCTGTTTGATTATTTATTATATAGTAAAGATGAATTATATATTTGTGACGAATCTAAACAACATTCTAAAGAATATTTGTACAATAATGATGATTTTTTAAATTGGTTTAATGATAATTATGAACAAACAAATAAATCAACTGATTTTATAAATGTTAAAGATGTGTATAATATGTACAAAGATTCAGATTTATTTATAAATTTATCAAAAGTTGATAAAAGACGGAATAATTATAAAAAATTTTGTGAAACAATATCAACACACATTGAATTGCGTAAAAAATATAATGAAAAATACAGATACTCTATTAACGGTAAACAATCATCAAGCATTCGTGCTTTAATTGGTTATAAATTAAAAGAACAACAAGAACAATTAATAATATAATTAAAAAAAACATATTTTTAATATAATATATATAAAGAAATATTTTTATATATACTATAATATATATAACAATGATCAGCATTAAAAAGATCCAGCTTTCAAATTGTGAATTACATGATGTTCAAATGACATTTGAACAATTTAAAGATTTTTTTTCAAATAATACTGACATATCACAATACAAATTATGTATGCAAGGATATAATGACATTGATAAACAATTGTTAAACATCGACGATGATATTATTGATGAACAAACATTTATTAGCAGATTACAAAATGATAATACATCGGACAACACAATAAAAAATTATACATCAATATTAAATAAATATAAAGTATTTGATAATTTTAATTACGATGATATTATTAAAAAGATTAACGCCATATATAGCCATCAAACACAGAAAAGTCATTACTCCGCATTATTAAAATATTTAAATGTTTTTAATCTGCAAAATGACAAACAGACAGAAATAAAAAATAAATTATCAGATTTGCGAAAACAAGTCAGTATTAATAACAGTGAAAAACCAACAGATGAAATACAAAATGCAATTAAAAAATGGAATTTATTAATTGACGAATATAAAAAAATATTATCTGAACATAATTTTAAAACATATGATAAATATTTATCGTTGTTGCATTTTTTTATTTATTATGGTATTCTGAGGCCTTCAGAATTAGCAATCATATACATATCATATGATGACGATGAAACAAAAGACGGATGTATATCAATTAATAAAAAACAATTAATAATTAGGAAACATAAAACAGTTAAATCAACTGGAACACGAATAATAAATTTAAAAGATGATTTTATTAATTTGATAAAAAATAATGTTAATAATTATTTGTTTACTAATTCAAAAAATAAACAACATACGGCAAACTCAATAAATAAACTATTGAATAACTTATTTAAAAAATACGATTGCACATTATATGACTTGCGAAAAATAAAAACATCTTTAACACTCAAAACAAACGACATAGAAGCTATTAAAACGCTTGAAAACATACAAGGTCATAATCTAAAAACGCAACTTGAATATTATAAAACGTATGCTTGAATATTATAAAACGTATAAATAAATATTATTAAATTATTTAAAGAATTATTATTATATAAACATATAATAATATACGATAATATGGACCAAACATTTGTTAATACTGCTTTGGAACAGATAGAAGAACATAAACACGAGATAAAGAAACTACGTAAACAAATTCATAATCACAAAATGAAACATCTTATGAAAGAAAAATATAAAAAAATGAGCGAAGAACAACGACAACAAAAAATTGATAATGTCAAACAGCACACATTAAAAAAGAAAATTGAAAATAATGAAACTATATATTCTGGTGCAGGACGACCAAAAAAAAAATAATATTGTTTAATTTACGTAAAAAATATAAAGAATATTATATATACATATAATATAATAATGATTGAACAAGAAATTATTGATTTAAAAAACGAACTAAAAGATACATATGAAAAAATAAAAAATACAGATGAGCTAATATGCGAATTAAGACAAAAAATTAAAGACAATGATTTATCATTCAGTGATTATTCATATCGAAAGATAAGAAATATGAATTTGACAAAAAGTCGATGCAATGACAATAAAAAAATCATTAAAAAAAAAATAATTGCATCATATAACAAATTGTTAAAAGACATTCATGAAAAAGAACGCGAGCGGGTTTTAAAATTTCATAACAATATAGCTTATATATATGATGAAATAGATTTTTACACTGATAAACAGCGATATGCAGAATAGATTTTTATTAATTGTTTAATTTACGTGAATTAAATAATAATTAAATTAGCTTAATGATTTTTCAGATATTTTATTATGTTTCTTGTGTTCAGATAAATCAATATCATCATGCCTATCAGCTAATTTTTGTAAATACATGATTGTATGTGTAACACCGTATTTTCGAATTCTTTCATCCATATGGTGCATGCAACTGTCACACTCAGCACATTTTAGCTTAATGTCGCTTTCTGGTGTTAATACGTCATATTGTGATAATTGATTTTTTAGATTTTTGGCAGATACATGATGGTTGCATTTATCACATTTACAAAAACCAACCTTTTTTAGCTTTTTGTCATGTTTGTCTTGTTCATTGCGTTTTAATGCGCGTTTAATCTGTTCATGTTTAATCTTCTTTCGCATTAGCTTGTCTTCGTGTCTTTTTTCACGGTATAGTACATAATGGTAATAGAGATGAAAAGTTAGATCTATTATTTTCATGTGCATTTTTAATACATTATGTTTAGAATATAATTTTCTAAAAAATATAACTGATAATTTTTTATCATTGTTGTATGTTTTTGTTACAATTTCTCCTACAATTTCCTTAATAATAAAAGGCATTATTGGATGCATTGTATTTGGTAGTAAATATGATATTATTGTGTCACTAATTGTTGTCAATATCGTTGTTGTTATGACAGCTTCCATGTTTATAATATACACATAAAAAACGCAACTATAATTTTAAATACTATAAAAATATTTTTTTCTAATTATAATATAAAGAATAATTAAATGTCTCACAAATGTATAATCGGACTTAATAGTGAAGAGTACGTACTATATTTGATATGCAGTAACAATACTACAAAAAAATACATAGGCAGCTGCAAGCGAAATAATATTTTTCAACGTGTGAATACGCATATTAGCTCCTATGAAAAAAACAGAAGTACTTGTTCAAGTGAAGAGGTGTTAATGCATGGAGATTATAAATTTGTTATATTAGAGGATAATTTAACAAAAGATGAATGCAAGCAAAAAGAAAAAGAATATATAAATGTATTTAAAAGCGTATGTGTGAATAAATATTTAAGATCTTAACTTTAAAATTTTATAATGTAAATATATTATAAAAATGGTATTAAAAGGTGGTTCATTATCTGTCCGTGAAATAAAATTATTCATGGAGGCATCATATAAAAAAAAACCACCTACTAAAATAAACAGTTTTCAATTAGATGAAAAATTAAGTAATGAATACGCAAAGGTATATGTGAATGAACGAATTAAAAAAATTGTTGTTGTTCATAGAGGCACAGATAAAACTATTAAAGACTGGTCAAATAATGCAGCGTATGCATTGAATGACACTTTATATAAGAATACTGATCGTTTTAAAATAAGTAAAAAAACAGTTGATAAAGCCCTAAAAAAATATAAAGGTTTTTCTTTCGAGAATCTCGGACATTCTCAAGGCTCATTATTGGCTAGAGAAACTGGAGAAAAAGCATTAAATGTTATTCAAGTTAACCCTGCAATGAAAACGGAAAAAATGAAACCAAATGAATATATTATTCGTGGAGTTCATGATATTGTCAGTGCATCTTCAAATTTTAATAAGCTGATGCAACCGAAATTTTATAAAAATCATGTGATTGAAATAAATAATAAAAATATCGACATACTGAAAAATCATTCATTAAATATTCTTGATAAATTGGACCAAAATAAACAAATTGGCAAAAACTAATAAAAAAATATATATTATAAATATAATATAAATAAGTAATGAGTTTAAATTTCGAGCAAATCGGGAAACCTGTAGCGAAGGTATGTGATAAGAACAACACGCGAACAACAAAAACAGTATATTTAGCAGATGATGAATTTGATGACGAACCAATTAATAAATTTAATAAAATCGAATTAAAACAACATCAATATTTTGAACCTGTATGTGTTAATAGTGAGCGTGATATTCTATATATAACTGGTGCAAGTGGCAGTGGGAAATCGTACTATGCTTCATCATATATTAAGAACTATATAAAAAAGAACCCACGTCATGAGGTTTTTTTGTTTTCTTCAATAGATGAGGATAAAGCACTCGATGACATTAAACAAATAAAAAGATTTGATATCAATCACCCTGAATTTTTGGAGGAGGAATTTCATATAACCGACTTTCGGAACTCATTGGTTATCTTTGATGATACCGACTGCATGACAAACAAAAAAATATTAAAGCAAGTTAATTTAATTCTAGATATTGTGTTACAAACTGGCCGTAAATATGCGTGCAGTTGCATTTATACAAGCCATAGTGCATGCAATGGCAGTGCAACCAAATTAATATTAAATGAATCGCACAGTATAACTTTTTTTATTAATGGAATGGGTGGAAAAGCAATTCATTATTTATTGGATAACTATTTAGGATTGTCAAAACAACAGATAATTAAAGTAAAGGATATACCGAGCAGAAGCACAACCATTATAAAAACGTTTCCCCAACTTATCATGACTCAAAAAATGATATGTTTTACAAAACATTTATAAATTATAAAATTATTATGTATATATATATATATAATAATGCGAACTTTAGAAACATTGCGAAACGGTTGTTTAGATGGCAACTCAGAACAAATACAATATTTCATGGACCAACCAAACAGTGACTCCCAAGAAATTTATTTCACAACTGATAATGTAACGAAAACGGGGTACTATCTGCTTAAATTTGAGGCTTATTTAGTTATAAATAATGGATACGCTACAAGTGATAAACTTGTAATTAGTACCATGAACATGCAAGACATGCTGTGGAATAGTTCACAATACAGCAATAATTTTTATACACATGCTAACGTATTCCCCCTTTCTGCACTCCAAATTATTGAATGTCATATAATTTATTTTGATGAAAATGTAGAGCCCAATAATTTTAAATTTCTTTGTAAAACAACCGCTGATAGTTTTGATGTGTCGGCCTCAAACATACAAGTCACCCTAAGAAAAATATTTTAATAATCATATAATTTATTTAAAAAATATATGATGAATACAAATTATTTAAATATATTTTGATAGCTTAGAACCCGCCACCATGGAATAATGCCCCCCCACCACTTTATCTACAGCCATATCGGTTGCCTTATGTGCCGCTTTTTTAATTTGGCCCTTATGCGATTTAGCATATTTTTTTACAGAATGTACAAGACCAGATCTTACATTTCCACCTTCTAATTTTCGCACATTATCTATGTCGTCCTCAGCATCTCTTGCCAACGTTTCAAGAATCATGCTTTTATTGAGTAGCGATGTGGTCGGAATACTTGAACCATTCTGAGTAATTAGAACGCCGGGTGATGTGGTAATAACAGAAAGTTGAAATTTATCAGCATCAATTATAGCGTCTCCAAGTGTTACAGATATTTGAAAGCTAAAACTGCCAACACCGCTGGGAGAATCATACTCGCTCATATTTAAATCCCTAATTGGATCTACAATTATAACTCCACCTAGAGATGCTAGTTCAGCTCCGTTTTCATTTTTAACAACTCCAAGCCATTCACTGTATGGTTGACGTAAACCATTACGTTTAGACATTTCATAGAGTTCAAAAACAGTCATGTTTGACAGAAGACCCGATTTATTATTAAATTGTACATTAATATTTTTAATAGGGAATGCGATATGGTTTGATAAGTTGGCCGTTTGATAGTCATATGGAACAACTGCAGAAATGAATATTCTATCTGGCAGCGTGTTAAAATCATATTTGTTCGAAGTTATTTGCTTATTAGCCGAATAATCCTGAATAGTTCCTTGAAAACTGTTAAAGTCAACATATGGGACCATAGAAACAGGCGTTAATTTACGCATATCAAACACATTTGGTTGTAATGTTTGAACTACCAGTGTAGTATCATCAGATAAAGGATAGCTACGGGTAGATCCCGCTTCTACACTGCCAGGATAAATAGTACTAACGCTAACATCAGATTCTCCATGACAAATAACGTTTTTTAAGCTGTTATATTGAAGGTTTATTTTTATATTGTTGACACCATTCATACCTCCCTCTGAATTATCTAATGAAGTGCATGGCAGGCCCAATAATGGCTCGCAAATTCTTATATCAACTTGTACAGAGTATGTAGTACTATTTGCAAGAGCAGAAACAGCTACACCAGCCAAATTATAAACTGTGATATCAAAATCACTGTTCATTCGGCCAGTTGCTAAACCCTCTAAATCACTTGATTGTACACCTTTAAAATATGAACCAGACGACGCACTACTGGCATCTGAATATTTAGCATAGTATTTATCCACACAGTTAGGGGTTAGTTGACAGTTTTCAGCCAAGTATTCTTGACTATACTGTTTAAGAAGTGTTGGCATAATTTCTTCATTTTGAAAAGAAAGCGATGTACCATTAAGTGATAGAGTACTCTGTTTTAAACTAAAAGCTAAAGGAAACGCAGATGGTACAACGTTTTTTAACTGTGATATAGTTAATGTGTTTTCTGCTGCAGTTGTATACTGAAAATAACACGAAAAGGTACCTTTTACCATTTGTTTTTTATTTATAACTACATTTTTGCTATCAGGAATATTCACATTCCATGCGGTAGAACTGCTGGAATTAGTGACTGGATTATGATATTCGTATAAAGACGATGCAGGACCACTTTTTACATCAAGAAGTGCGCTGTCGTATACATTTAATCGGTCATCTTCAATGTGTCTGGTTAAAAATTGTTGTGACATTATATTATATTATATAATTGAGATAATAAAATATGGTAAAATAAATTTTTTATTATATCCGTTTAAATGCTAGTTTTAAACTCATAATACCTCCGGCATTTAATTGAATAGGTACTAAAGCTTGATTATATTTATTCCTATAGTAAAACTCTAAATTGATTTGAGATAATTCATTTTGCGGGTACAAACTGAGCCATCTTACACTATATGGCTGATAAATAACCCCTTCCGTGATTTCAGAGCTTTTAACGTCTAAAATTTCAGTTTTTGTATTATTTCCCTGTCCTATGCTTTTTTCTAAACCATTTACATAAAAATGTACATTACCTTGATTTGTTTGATGAACTGGCAGTGATGATGATGTAACCACGATAGACTCAATGGGGGACCAACTCGCAATAGTTGAATAATCCTGCGTAATATAGAGATATTCAATGTTCGAAACTACAGAACCGTCAAGCTGAGGGGCCTCCGTTAATATAGTATTACTATTATTGAATGTATTCATGTTCATATAGTATGTTTTCAATGTTTGAGATTCATATGATGTGAAATCATCAAGAGCATTTGTATTATATGTTTGTTTCACTATTGTATGAGTGAGACTGTTAAATAAACGAAATAATGGTCTGTTCATATGGATTTTTATATGTGTTGTTGCTTGCGTATTAAACGTATCTAAAGGTGCGTACAGAACGAATAATTTAGTGTCCTTTTCATACATAACAAATGGACAGTTTGTGGATGGCGTGTATGCCACTCCATAATGTGTACACAATTGCTCTAAATTTGATAAACATAATTTAAGACCATCATTTACCATTTTCGCAAAATATTCATAATTGTAAATATTATAGTAGTTAGTGTCATATTGAGCATATCCGTTTCTAAAAAGTGGGGATGTGTCACTGATTGTAGTATCTTGTGGACTAAAAATTATAGACGTACGACTTAAAACACCATCATATTCTAAACCCAGTTCATAGATTGTGGTTCGTCTTTGTAAATCTGTTGGGTTATTATTATTATATAAAATAGAAGGTACAAACCGAGGCAGTGCTAATAAATCAATCCTAAAATTGGCTATTCCTACCTGATAGTCAGATGTGTTTTCTATAATTGGAGAATTGCGTTTTTCATTATATTGAATATTAGGTTCTAAATGTTCATTTGTTTCATTTTGTTCATCTGTATTGCTGATCATAGCATTGTAATAAATATATTCGTCACTCATTATTAATATACATTATCTATATAAAATAAATTCATTATCTATATAAATAAAATCTCGTCAAACGTATTATTATTATATTTTTTTTGTTGTTTTTTAATAAATTTTTCAAATTCGGTAATATCCATGTTAAATATCAAAAAAGCATGAATCCTCAGCAAAACCCAATTTCCACACGTGTGTATGTTTTTTAAGAGCTGTTGAAAATTAAAATCATTCTCTACAAGGACATCATCTTTACGTATTGATTTTAGAATTTTTCCCAAATCCTCATCATAATTATTTCCCAATTTATCATTCATAAAAAGTGAAGTAAATGAAATAGCATTTTTAGATGGTGTACCGTATGAGTCAAAATACTCGAAATATTTGTTAAAACGCAGAATACACACCCAATGGCCTTGATTCAGCCGATTCTCAGTAATAATAATAACAAAATCCATTTGTTGCGGCAATAGTTCATAAATATCATTATATTTATCTAAATCGGCGTATTTTATAATTTTTGATTGTGGATAAACAGACCTAAAATCACTGTCTGTAACCATATATTTAATCCGTTCGTAATATTTAGATTTTTGTAATTCATATTCATTTTTAAATCGTTTCATATATATTTATATAACAAAATTATTTTACATTCTAAATATATATAACATGTTTAGACCATTTGATAATAACACTAATGCAATAATATCGCCAATTATTATGAAACAATTAATAAAAAATGCTAAAATGCAACAGGATGATTTTTTAACACCAGTTCAACCAGATGACGAATCATATAAATCATTTATAGAGCATTTTGATAATCTATTTATAACTATTGAACAGCTTGAAATTAAGTTAAAATCAAACAGCACATTAACAACTGATGTTAATATTGACCAGGTTATTGATGATTTTTTTGATAAAATGACAGATGAAGAAAGAATTATTGTCGACGATCTTGAAATGAAATACAATGGTGTACAATATTCTCAATCTGGCCAAAATATACAATCTGCAACTGCTTTTGTTGAAACAATATATGACGAAATTAAAAATTATGACAGTAAATTACAATATATAATTTTTAACCAAATTTATGTTAAACGTGCAGGTGGGAAAACTAATATAAAAAATGCCATGTCATCTATATTGGGTGATTTGAAATTAGACATTTACAAATCAATAAACCCAACTACACAACTAACACTCGAAATGTCAAAAATTGATAATACAGTTGCAAATTATTTATCAAGATTATATGATTTGACAAATAAACTATTACATATGTTGGTAGACAATGATATGTTTATAATATATGCCAAAAACATGCCCAATACTGTATTATTTGCATTAAAAAAAGATTCAGATTCATATTATAATCAAATACTTGATTTTAAAAATTACAGTTCAATAAGTCCATATGAAAGCATATATACCAATTTAACTGAAAAATTTTATAAATTAAACAGTGTAATTCAAAGCATGTCAAAATATGAAAGTGCAACAATGAATGAAATTTCAAAATTAGAAACAACATTTAAAAATTATGATGATAC